CATAAAGTAGAATTAGCTGAGGTTGACAATGAGAAAAGAATCCTTATGGGAGCTGCATTGATCCCAAACAAAAACATCTATCGACAAAGCGAAGAAGAAGAGTATTATATATACTTTTCAGAAGATACAGTTAGACAAGCATCTGAATTATTCTTAATGAGAGGTAATCAGAACGAATCAACATTAGAGCATGAAGCTAAACTCAATGGGCTTTCTGTTGTTGAGTCTTGGATAATTGAAGATGATGTCCATGATAAGTCTCGTAAATTTGGAATGGATTTGCCTGTAGGAACTTGGATGGTTTCAATGAAGGTTAATAATGATGACGTATGGGAGAACTACGTTAAGACTGGAAAAGTAAGTGGATTTTCTATAGAAGGCTACTTTACTGATAAAATAGAAATGAGCGAGGATGACTTACTAAACAGTCCAGACTCTATTTCCTTACTGGAAGAGATTGCCGATGAATTAGAGGCTCACACGATGAATCTAAAATCTTTTAGTGATTACCCTGATGCGGTATCAAACAATGCTAAGAATGCCTTAAAATGGGCAGAAGAGAATGGTTGGGGTAGCTGTGGAACTTCGGTAGGGAAACGTAGAGCAAATCAATTGGCATCAAAATCTCCGATCACAATATCCACGATCAAGAGGATGAGGAGCTTTTTAGCACGTCATGCAGGAGACCTAAAATCATCTAAATCATATTCTGATGGTTGTGGCAAATTAATGTATGATGCTTGGGGAGGAAAAGCAGGTCTTAGATGGGCGGAGTCCAAATTAAAGCAATTAGAAAACGATTAGTATGGATAAAAGAAAGAAATACACCTACAGTAAAAGCAGTCCAAAAGGAGGTAGAAGAGGATGCCTTTGCGCTGATGGAAAAACGTATTCATCTAAATGTTGTGATGGAAGCTTACAGGCACAAGGTATTGGTAACATAACAGGAGAAGTCCATACAGGCGTAGTAAATTACTATAAAGTTCAAAGATGTGGACATAGTATGCACAAAGAAGTTCACGTACACGATAGAACACTTACTGCAGGTAATGTTTACTACTTAAACTTTGAGAATACAGGACATTCAAATTGCTATACTGTTTTACATTCGGTATCAAGCGGAGAACACCATATAGAGTCAGAAACAGTCTATGTGGATTGTGATGCGTGTATTGCTGCAAATTAAAAATCGAACACTTAATTATAACCTAGTTACTTTATTATAAATATTTATTAAATTATGGAAAATCCAAAAGCAACATCACTACTTAGTGAAATCCTCCAGAAGGTGTCTTTGCTTACTCAAAAGGAACAGTCTGTAGAACTTGAAGAAGTTCAAGAGGATGTTGTTTTATCTGAGGAAGTAGAAGCTCCTGCTGAGGTAGAAAACGCTGATGTTAACGAAGAGTTAGCTGAAGCAACAGAAGAATCCGTTGAAGAGACGGTAGAAGAAGAAACCTCATTAATGGAGGGATATGTTACAGAAGAAGCATTTGCTTCTAAGATAGCAGAAATGGATGCTAAGTTAGCTGAAATGGCAGAAATGATCGACAAAGAGATGAGTTCTTACATCAAAGAAAAAGCTGAGATGTCTGCACAAATCGAAAAGTTATCTGCTGAGTTAGCTTCAGAACCAGCTGCTGAACCGATCAAACATAGTCCAGAATCAGAGGAGGCAGAAAAGAAAATATTTAGCTATGGTAAAAACAGACCCTCTAGCACATTAGACAGAGTATTTAATCGACTAAACAATAAATAAAAATGGCTACAACTACATCAATTACAACAACTTACGCAGGGGAGTTTGCAGGGGAATATATCGCTGCTGCTCTACTAGAAGCTAATACTATCTCTCAAGGTGGTATTACCGTAAAACCAAACGTGAAGTTTAAAGAAGTAATCAAGAAAGTATCAGTTGACGATATCGTTAAGGATGCAACTTGTGACTTTGATCCAACTTCTACAGTTACTCTAACTGAAGCAATCCTTCAGCCAGAAGAGCAACAAGTAAACCTACAACTTTGTAAGAAAGACTTTCAGTCTGACTGGGAAGCTGTACAAATGGGTTACTCTTCTTTCGATTCATTACCTCCATCTTTCGCTGACTTCATTATCGGTCACGTTGCTGCTAAAGTAGCTGAAAGAACTGAGAAATCTATCTGGGAAGGAGATACTAGTACTAACGGTCAATTCGATGGTTTGACTACTAAAATCGCTGCTGATGCAGGATTACCTGCTGCTCAAGAGGTTGCAGGAGCAACAATCACTTCTTCTAACGTAGTTGCTGAATTAGGAAAATTAGTAGATGCTGTTCCTGCTTCACTATACGGAAGTGATGATTTATTCTTGTATGTTTCTCAAAACATTGCTCGTGCTTATGTTCGTGCATTGGGAGGATTTGCTGCTGTACAGAACGCAGCAGGAAATGACAACGTAGGTTCTATCGGAGCTAACGGTGTTGGTTCAAACGGAACAATGTGGTATCAAGGAGGACAGCTTTCTATAGATGGCGTAAAAATCTTTGTTGCTAATGGACTTGGGGACAACAAAGCAATTGCTGCTGAAAAGAGCAACTTGTTCTTTGGAACTGGTCTTTTATCTGACCACAACGAGGTTAAGTTATTAGATATGGCTGACTTAGATGGCTCTCAAAATGCTCGTCTTGTAATGAGATTCTCAGCAGGAGTACAGTATGCTCAGATTTCAGACATAACTACATACGGAATCACAAACTCAGCTAACTAAGAGTTAGAAATTGTAATAATCAAAGAGGGGTAGGTGGTTAGTCTACCTACCCTTTTTTAATAAAAAAATATAAAACTATGGCTTGTAATTTAACACGATCAAGAGCTGAAGCTTGTAAAGACTCTGTAGCAGGTATTAAGAGTATTTACTTAGTGGATTACGGTGTTTTGGGAACTTATACAGTAGACGCATCTACTGGTGAGATTACTGACTGCACAAGTGCTACTGACTTCGGACTTTTCGAATACGAACTCAAAGGAAACAATTCTTTTGAACAAACTATCAATGCTTCTCGTGAGAACGGAACTGTTTTCTATGAGCAAGTGCTAAATGTAACTTTTAAGAAGTTAACTAAAGAGGATAACAAGGAGTTAAAATTATTAGCTTCAGGTAGACCTCATATCTTTATTGTAGATCATAACGATAATGTTATGCTTATGGGTAAAGACAATGGTGCTGATGTAACAGCAGGTACTGTAAGTACTGGTAATGCTTTAGGAGATTTCAACGGATATAACCTAACGTTTACTGCTATGGAAGTTTCTCCTGCTAGTTTCTGTGACGTAGATTCTACTCAGGCTACATTCCCAGTAAGTCAATTTACTGGACTATCAGGAACAATAACTGCTCCTACTTTAGTTCAAGTATAATTAACTACTTTACTATTATTAAAGGGGTAACTATTCTTAGTTGCCCTTTTTTTGTTATATTTGTTTAAAACAATTACTTAGGTATTTGTTACTTTTATATGGAAGTATTAACTACATCTACAGGAAGTCAGAGTTTGAGAATAGTGCCAAGAAAAGCATCTTCTTCTCCAACATTAGAACTAACTGACAAATCAAAGAGAACTACGTCAACGGTTGCTGTTACAAGTACCGTAGAAGGCGAATATACGAAGCTTACAGGCACTTTCTCCCTCACTGAAGGGGTATCCTATAGCTTTAAGGTAAAAGATGGCTCAGAAGTCATCTATAGAGGTTTAATATTCTGTACCGATCAAACAGATTTAGATAAGTATTTTGTAAATAAAGATGAATACGTTTCAGATGATACTTATGATAACGACTATATTTTTGCATAATGGCTAAAAGAAGAATACCAAGTAAAAGAGAAGTTAAGAAGGTTCAGGACAGTATTCATGTTCTTAATCTTAGTTCGTACTCATCCCCTCAAGTAATTGAGGACACTAGAAACAATTGGGTTGCTTACGGAGATGATAATGATTATTTCCAGTATCTTATAGATAGATACAATGGCTCTCCTACTAATAATGCAGCTATAAACGGTATTGCTGAAATGATATACGGTAGAGGTTTGGATGCCACAGATAGCGAATCTAAGCCTAATGAGTATACTGAAATGAAGAGTATATTTAGAAAGGACTGTATAAAGAAGGTTTGTTATGACTATAAAATGATGGGTCAAGCTGCTATACAAGTTATATACAGTAAAGACCGTTCTAAGATAGTTCAAGTAGAGCATATGCCAATCGAAACGCTAAGAGCTGAAAAGTCTAAAGATGGAGAAATAAGAGGTTACTATTATCATCCAGATTGGAGTGAGATGAAGCGAAGCGAGAACCCAAAAAGGATCGCAGCATTTGGAACAAGTAAAGATTCAATAGAGCTTCTTTACATTAGACCATATAGAGCAGGATTTTATTACTATTCTCCTGTAGATTATCAAGGAGGACTACAATACTCAGAATTAGAAGAAGAAATTGCAAACTACCATATTAATAATATTCAAAACGGCTTACAACCGAGTATGCTTATCAATTTTAATAATGGCACACCAGATAAAGAGCAGCGTGATCAGATTGAAAGAGCTATATACGAAAAGTTTAGTGGAACTTCAAACGCAGGAAAATTTATCTTGGCTTTTAACGATAGTAAGGAACTTTCTGCAACTATAGAACCAGTAATTCTAAACGATGCACATCAACAATACCAATTCTTATCTGATGAGAGTATGAGGAAAGTGATGGTATCCCATAGAATAGTTTCTCCAATGTTGGTAGGGATTAAAGATAATTCTGGTTTAGGTAATAATGCCGATGAATTACAAACAGCATCTTTACTTATGGATAATACAGTTATCAGACCTATGCAGGTTACTATTATAGATGAATTAGAGAAGATATTAGAATATAACGGTATAGAACTAGATATCTATTTTAAGACCCTACAGCCGCTTGAATTTACCGATTTGACTAATGCTATCAATGATCAAGAGATAGAGAAGGAAACAGGCGTTAAAAAGGCTATAGAGGACACTGTAGAAGAAGAAGTACAAGAACAAATAGAGGAATAATGGCAACAGCACTATTTATAACAAGGAAAGACTTAGTTAAGAACACTGCTATGAGTGGTAGTGTTGATACTGATAAATTTATCCAATTCATTAAATTGGCACAAGAGATTCACGTTAGGAATTATCTAGGAACAGATTTGTATGATAAAATTAGTTCTGATATAGTTGCAAGTAATTTAACAGGAGACTACTTGGCACTAAAGAATGATTACATTGTGCCTATGTTAATCCACTTTGCTATGGCTGAATATCTTCCTTATGCTGCATATACAGTGTCTAATAGTGGTATTCATAAACATAATAGTGAAAATAGTGAGAATGCTCAGAAAACTGAGATCGATTTTCTTGTTGCCAAAGAGAAGGATTATGCTGAGTATTATGCCAATAGATTTGTAGAGTATATGAATTTTAACGCATCTGGCAAATTCCCTGAGTATTACACAAACAATAATGATGATATTTATCCAGATAAAGATACGTTATATACATCATGGGTAATATAAATCAGCGTAAAAAAGTTGGTCAATACAAGGTCAAGGAGAAGAACGAAATAAAGCTTTCTAGTTATATTAGAAAGAATAATAATCAGTTAGGAAATAATATACAAGTAGAAAAAATAATTAATAAGTAAATTATGGCATCAGAAAATTTAGTAGTAGGAACTTCATCTAACTCCAATGACGGAGATACGCTTAGAGGTGCTTTTATAAAAGTAAAGAAAATGTTTGCGGATATGTACGGAGAGACATATTCTGAGCAAGGGGTAATGGCTACGACAACATTCACTACGGATGTTATAACTCAGGGAGCAGCAAATAAGTTCTTAACAGATGACTCAGTAACTAATGCAAAGCTCGGTGCTGAATATACTGCTTCAAGTGCATTAGATAATAGTGGTGCAACAGTAACAGTAAACGCTTCATTAGGAGATGTATTTACAATCACTGCTGCTGCTTCTCATACTTATAGTTTTACCAACGTATCTTTAGGAGATGTTAAAAGCTTAGTGATTACTGGAAGTGGAGGAAGTTACACAACTTCATTTGACACAACGTCAATTACATTTAATAGAATAGGAGGTACTTATTCAGATGCTTCTGGAGTAAAAAATTTAATTCAGATCAAGTTTGTTTCAACAACTGAAGCTTGGTATCAAATCTCACAACCTGCAACATAATATGAAAGCAAGATTAGAAAGCGGAAAAGTAGTTAAGTATTCAAGAATACCTAGCGAATGGACAGGAACAAAGCACTACATCGGTGGATTCCACAATGCAACAACTGAAGAACACGAAGCAGAAGGATTCTTTGATATAATTACACCTGATTATGATTCAGTAATTCAAGAAATTGACAATCTACATTTTGACGAAGAACAAAACGCTTTTGTTTATGATGTAAATGACAAAACAATAAGCGAAACTGTTGCAGAGCTTAAAGAAATTAAGATTAAGGAACTAAAGGAAATGGCTTATCACAAGTTATCAAATACAGATTGGTACGCTATTAGAAAGGCTGAAAACGGTACAGATATTCCTTCAAATATACAAACCGAAAGAGATGCAATAAGAACAGATGTAGCAACTAAAGAAGGCGAAATAAATGCTTTAAAAACAAAAGCTTCAGTATTGAAGTACAATACTAACTTGTAAAATACTTTTATGGCTATTAATGAAAAGCTTTTAATTCAAGAAGTAGAATCAGACCCAAGTTTAATTCTATCACTAGATGCAACCGATTCAAATTCATACAATGGAAGCGGAAATGTTTGGTACGATGTTAGTGGAAATGGAAATGATGCTATTATTAGTAATGTTACTTGGTCTGGAGCAAGTTACTTTAGTTTTAATGGAAGCACTAGTAAGGTAGATTTACAACAGTCGTTTTTTAATAATGTATCACAAGCATCTTATACAGCTTGGGTATATTTTGACAATCTAAACACACAAAACTTTATTGTTTTTCCAGACAGCGGAACTACTGGACACGGATTTGGATTTTTTGATTTTGGAAATGGAGAAGTTTACTTTCAATCAGATAACACCTCTAACAGTAATAGGGGTTATATTAATAATTCAGGTTTATATACTGCTGGGCAATGGACTCATTTTGCAATGGTTTTTGATGGTACTGCTACAGGAAATGCAAACAGACTGAAAGCCTACGTAAATGCAAGTCTTTTGAGTTTATCTTTTACTGGAACAATACCTTCAACAACAAAGTCAACAACATATGACACCCTAATAGGCACTAGAAATGTAGGAGGATTTTCTTTGACTGGAGATATGAGCAAAGTCAAAGCTTATAACAAACCCTTAACACAAGCAGAAGTAACTGCTTTATATAACGAAGGAAGATAATGCAAGATTTAAAAATATATGGATTGAATATAGGAGCAGTAGCTTTTAGTTTTATAAGGGATATAAACCCTGCACTTCAAACAATAGTGCTAATAATGACAATAATATACACAGGAATTAACATCTATAAACAACTAAATAAATGAATCTACCAAAGAACGGTGTTGCGAGAGAATTACGTCACTACATAGGAAGTTTATTCATATTCTTACTTGTAATGGCTATCATATTCATATTGATGCAGTATCCTGTTTTAGACACAAACAAGGAGGTTGTAATGATGTTGATCGGAACAATTAGTGCATCTATTGGTATTGTTGTTAGTACGATTACAGGAGCAAAGCCTGATGATGTAAATGCCTTAAAGTCTAGTTTAGAAAAGAAGGAACATCAAATAGAATTATTAGTTGCAGCAAAGGACAATCTTGAAGGAATGGTAATTGAATTACAGAAACAGATGCTAGAAAATCAGGATAGTGTTATGGATAAAATTATTTTAAAGGCTGCACTAGATTTTGATGATAGAGATGCTGCAAATAAAACCTTAAAAAATAAATAATGGCAAACGAAATATACGATAAAAGTTGGTGGGGTTTACCTGAAGAAGGTGGATGGGGAGGTATATATTACGATATAGCATCTACAAGTGATTTGTTTCCTGGTCTAGAAGATAGTCTAAGATTTGCACCTGCAAGTTCAGTAGCATCAGGACAAATTAATGCTAATAAACCACTTGATCAAAACTTTACTTTTACAAGAGCATCCACAGCTTCGTTCTTAGGTAGTAACAATTTACTACAAACAGCGGCTTCTGGAATGCCAAGAATAGATTATGTTGGAAACAGTTCAGGACATATACTTTTAGAACCTGCAAGAACAAATGAATTTTTACAAAGTAACAATTTAAGTAATAATAGTTGGTGGTCAGAAAGAAATGGGTCAGAGAGTAAAAACATTGTCAGCCCAACAGGTGCATCCAACGATGCTTGGACATTGGCGACAGATAGTGGCGGAGGTCTAAAGAAAGTAGGAATGCGAATGCGAAACAATGGTATTACCAATATTACGATACCTGCTGGAACTAGCAAGACGTTTTCAATCTTTGTTAAAAAATCAAGTTATGATTTTATATATTTTAATTCTACGGGATTTCAAGATGATATGAAAGGTGATAGTTTTTTTAATATATCAAATGGTACTTTGGGAACAGTAAGTTCAAATAATAGTAATCAAAAAATAGAAGATTATGGTAATGGATGGTATAGACTTAGCGTAACAATAACAGCTCCTGCAAGTCCGACAGATAATATAGGGCAAATTGCTTGGTTTGTTTCAGACGCAGATACTGAAGTAAATGTAACTGCCGATGGAACAAGCACATCATTTTGGTATGGTGGTCAGATTGAGGTTGGAGAATATGTAACAAGTTATATTGAAACAGATACTGCAAGTGTTACAAGAGTAGCAGAAACAGCTTCAGGTGCAGGTAATTCCACGTTGTTTAATGATAGTGAGGGGGTTTTATTTATAGAAACTGCCGCATTATTTGATGACACTACAAATAGATATATAGGGCTAAATGATGGAACTACAAGTAACAGAATCTTGATTGGCTATTCTACACAAACGAATAGAATTAGAGTTCTTTTATCAGATGGTGGTGTTCAGAAAGCAATTATTTCTTATGATGTTACAGATAGAACTAATTTCTCTAAAATGGCAGTAAAATACAAAGAAAATGATGTAGCGTTATGGGTTGATGGAATTGAAAGAGGAACAGATACTACTGCTACTATGCCAAGTGGATTAGATGAATTAGACTGTAATTCAGGTGCAGGTTCAAGTCCTTTTCTAGGAAAAATAAAACAAATAAAAGTATATAACACCGCATTAACAGACGCAGAATTAGCAACATTAACAACATAATATGGCAACTTTATTTAAGAAATACGAATTTGATTCAGAAGCAAAGGCACAATCTAAAATAGACGCTCTACCGCACGTTCAAGATGAAGATGGTAACGATGTACCAAATCACAAACATACTATCGTTAAACTGGGTTATCTGTGGAAAACAGAACCCACATACAACGAAGAAGGAGAAGTAGAAACAGAAGGAGTAGTATCAAGTAAATACTCAGTAGATGTTCTATGGAATGATCTAGAAGCTTCACCTTATGGTTGGGCATCTAAAGAAATAAAATTAATAGGAAACGGAGTCCATACATTTGCAGGACATAATTTTAGTTAATATGTTACATTTTGAATTATCCGAATTCGATTCTCCTGATGAAGCAGGAAGTGGTAAGTATATGCAAGACCCATTTTTACAAATGCTTGACGATGCTCGTGGTATTGCTGGTATACCTTTTAAAATCAATAGTGGCTTCAGAAGTAAGTCACATAATGAGTACATTGGAGGAAAAAAATTCAGTTCCCATTTGTACGGATACGCAGCGGATATCCATTGCACAGGATCAAGAGAAAGATTCATTATTGTTGATGCCCTTATTAAAGCAGGGTTCAAACGAATTGGTATTGCCAAAACATTTATCCACGTTGACAACGACCCCGATAAAGATAACCGAGTTATTTGGATGTACTAATACTTCAGGAAATACTTTAACCTATTGTAAAGAAAATTGATTTTTTTATACATAATAGTTTATCTTTGTATAGATTTTTTGATTTTATTTACATATGTAATTATATACTTTTGAGTAGAAAGAAATTTAAAGATACTAAAGTAGGTCAGTTCTTACTAGAAAAGATACCTAGTGTAGTTGGTTCACTTGCAGGAGATAGTCCTGTAGGAAGCGTTGTAAAGGCTCTTATAGGTGGATCAGAGATGAGTAGTGCTGACAAAGAAATAGCACTTAAAAAGCTAGATCAAGAAATCCATGAATTTGATGGCATAACTAAACGTTGGGTTGCCGATGCTAGAAGCGGAAGTTGGTTAGCCAGTAACGTT